AAAGATAGTCGAGACATTCTTGAAGAGTTAGGCATGGAGTACAAAGGCGTTTTGAAAATGTCGTTGGCACAGATGCCAGGCGGCAATCGCATTGATTCCGAGACTGGTCTACCTAAAGCAAAAAACTTTTGCAAAGTGAACGGATTGTGGTTGAAGTATGAGCCTATCTTTATTTTCTACAAACCATAAAATGTTTTTGTTGTTTAGCAATATTATAGACACTCTGGAGAACTTAAACCATGAACAATAAATATTATGTTTATCTATATCTGAGACCAGACGGCACACCTTACTACGTTGGTAAAGGAAAAAACTATAGAGCATTTAAAATAGCCAATAGAAGAATGAAACCTCCTTCAGACAAAAGTAGAATTATTTTTCATGCTGAAAATTTGACTGAAGATCAAGCATTCACACTTGAAAAAGAATTGATTGCAAAATACGGAAGAAAAGATACCGGCACAGGAATTTTAAGAAATTTGACTGACGGCGGTGAAGGAATGAGTGGTTTTATTTACAGCGATGAAACAAAGGCTAACAGGTCGAGGTCGCAACGCTCAAGAAACGCATCATCAAGAATTATTGCGGGATTGTTTACGCCAGAAACAAAGGCTAAACGTATTGCGGGAATAAGAGCCTATTACACAAAGAAAAAACTAGAACAATCCGAATCTATCGCGAATCTTGAACCATTCTTCATGTCAACTTAGATTGACATGAGTTAAATAAAACCCCGCCAAGAAGGCGGGGGTTTACTACTTTTAATAATGTTAAATCTCGGTGTTTGTAACAAAAATTCCAATCTTAGCCAATTCAGTTTTTGTCTCAGTAAGATTAGAATTTTCCGATGCCTCATCACATAAACGTAAATTATGCATTGTCATCAAGTCTAATGCATATAAAATATCATCTTTACTGACGCACAATATCCAATCTTCAATTATATTGTTAGGTGCATTTTTCAAAAATTTTAGATTGTTCAAATCTCTTTGTGTAAGTCCGTCGTAGTCTTTATTGATAATCTTCGAATTCATCAAAGTCTTCTTCCTTGATATTTTTGGGGTCAAGAAACTTAAATTGTTTCTTCATTTTGTCTTTTTTCTTTTGGGATTCGTCTGTAGATTTTAGTTTCTTTCGTGGACGTTCTTCATCTTCGTAAAACTCACGGAAACTTGTATACTTTTTAGTTTTGGACATAGTGTTATGAATTAGATTCTCCTAAAAAAATTTCTGGTAGAGCTTCTTCCGCCAGCTTACGTGTAATGCCTTTATACGGCAATTTTTTCTCTTTTACCTGAAGAACAAGTTTTGCTTCTTCGGGGGACACTGATTCCAGAATTTCAATAAATATTTTTTCTTTTTTAATTTTACTCAAATTTGATGCTGGTAGCAAATATTCAAGTTTCCGAATTTCAGATGGTAGGCGATTTAATCCCATATTTTTAGGAATTTCCATTTCTTTGTATGGTGGTGATCCTTCAGGCAAATCAAATGTTACATCTTTACGAAAAATATACCACATTAATACTTTCACTTCTTTGCGTAAATTTGCAATTTGATTTAGAGCATTCGATCTTTTAGTCGCAGGCAAATCGGAAATATGTTTAAAAATCTCTGGTAGAGTCATCTTACTAATATCAATCGCCATGTTTAAAATTCCTGAATGTGTTCTATAAGTATTTTCATACGATGTTTAATCAAGTATTCGAAAATTTTTTCTTTGCCATTTTGTTTAGCGTTCTTATATGTATCAAGAATATTTCGCTTGTATTCCTCAGGAATCTTCGACAAATCGATCAACATCTCATTTCTGCGATAGTTTCTCAACATGTTTTCGTCACAGAAAACCTCAGGGTCTTGATCCATCCAGTTATTTAGTTTTTTCTCAGTTACAGGTTTCTGCCGACTCTCAGTAACAAAGCAATCATCACCACTAAGAAAATTAGGGATTCCATCACTTCGGTCGCCCTTGATAATATGCTCTTTCAGGAATTTGTCAGGCTCAGTATTACGAATGAACTTTTTTGCCATAGGGCTAAACTGATCAACATTCACAAACTTTTGCAATTGTTGAAAGTCTTTGTCGCTTGAGAGAATCAGAATCTTTTCGGTATCAGCATTTTTCAGATAAACACCGTATTCGTGACATAGAGTGCCGATTATGTCATCGGCTTCAGTCTTTTCTACTTGAACAACGCGATACGGAAAGTTCTCACGAATTTCATCACGCACTTTGTTCAACGTTTCGAAAATCATGTTCCAGTCAAACGGCGATGCTTCACGATCCTTTTTGCGTCCTGCCTTATAGTAGAAAAACAAGTCTCTGCGCCAATACTTCTTATCATCGGAACAGATAACCATTTCGCCATATTCGTCTTTGAATTTGACGTTATACATTCTCAACGAATTGAGAACCATATGACGAATCAGGTTTTCGTCAATCTGATTTGATGCATTCGAATTGATCTGCATCATCAGGTTTGAAATCATGACCTGATTCAAGTCAACTAAAATCATACTTGTTTTTCCTTATCAGACCATATGCCTGTTTTGTCACGATACTCTCACTATGATAGTGTCTTCATTGATTCGCCCTGTAACCGGCGATTCTTTCGTGGACAATTCACTCATCAACTTGCGTAGAATAATCTTACCCCCACCAAGAACATCTTTGAGTGTCACTTCTGGCTTACGTAGTCGCTTGCTGATTGAAGTAGTCTCTTCGAAATTTTGTAGTGTAGTGCCTTTGATGCTCAAGCCTTTTGCATTATATGTGTTATATACAGACAACATGCGAGTCTTGGTATTGAATGTCCACACTTGCAATGCGCCAATCATCTTTTCAGGCGGCACACTTGTGAGTCCTAGTTCAGCAAAGTCTTTCATATACTTCACTTTCGAAACCAGAACACTTGCAGGCTTTTCCTTTACCTTGCGCTTCTTACGCACAGGCTTGTTTGCATCACTCAGATTATTTGCCACAATAACAATCGAATCTAAAAAATCTTTGAATCGCTTGAGTTCTGGCTTCTTGAAGTTTGAGTAACCTTCAACAAGTTGTTCATCAACTCCATTGATAGCATCCATAACTTCTTCGGACACACTAACGTAGTGGTCACAAATTTTCTTTGCAACAACAGAAGATAAATTGCGCCCTTTGAGATAATTTTCAATGTCAATGGTCAATTTACACTTGTTCATCACAAAGTCATCAACCATACCTTCAAGTTCACCAATCTCTTCGTTTGCTTTGTCGCGAATCCGATCTTGAATAGACGGAACTATTGGTGTATCCACGGCGGATGATGCGACCGAATTTTTGTTTTGTTCATTTTGCTTTGCGCGCGAGAGCAATTCTGCAAACTGTTTGGTGAATTTTTGCTTGAAGTTTTCACTGGGCGAATAACCAATGCTCATCATTCGAGCAATCTTGCCGACGGTAGGAGTAACTTCGGAATCACTTAGGCCACGAATTAAAGAAATTTCATCTTTACTTTGGCCTATGCCTTGCATATATTCGAGAAGAAAATTCTTGTAGTTTTTCTTATCAGTAAAATAAGAATACCAATTGAGTGCGCCAATCTCTGCGTCACGCAATTGTTCAGGAGTCCACTCAGACTGATTGGTCCAACTAGGCTCCGGTCCGAGCCATTTTTCTTCTCCACCAGTCGAAATTCTCGACAGTTTCATTTTTTATCCTATAGAAAATTCAATCTTTTGAATGGAATCAAAACGAAATGAACGCCATTCATTCTTTTCTAAGTCCACAACGGAAAGTGTTTTGTCATTTGCTTCACGAACGTGTGTAGTCTTCTTTTCATAAGGCGGCATATGTTCTTCGTGCAATGAACACTTCATAACACGAATTGTACCATCTTTCTTTTGAAATGTCAATGTTGCAGTTTTGTTCTTCAGAGCGCTCTTTATAAAATCTCGAAACTTCTTTTGTTCATTAGCTGTAGCACGAACATAATTGCCATCAATCATAGTATTGATTATATCTTTATCGCCCTGCTTCATGTTAATTTTTCACCTTTACAAATTCTCCGGGATCATAATTCATATTTTTTGTTACAAGTTTTCCCTTATGTTCATAAGTAACTTGATAACCACTTACTACGTTCAAAATTTCTTCATCGTGTATAATTTTACAACTCACCATATTATTAGGTATGATTTTAACAACATTTTCATACTTATCTATATGAACCCGCTCTAAAACTTTTTCGCATATTTTTTTACTCACCAACCTTGGCACGTGTTCAATTATCATTTTTGTTGACAAAACTTTAGCGGTATATTCATTGTCAGAATCTTTTGCAAAATCTTTGACAACAATTACTTCTGCATTTGACGCAAATGCCAAGAAAAACAACAGATAACAAAACTTATGTTTCATTCGATTACAAATACTGTCTTAACAACTTTTACAGCAACACGATTGGCAGGAGGAAAGCTCATAAGAACTGTTCTCGTTTCGCCTTCATATTCGAACGTTACATTGTACCCAGTGACTGTATTATAGTATTCTCTGTCATGATACGTTGAGCACCTTTGACGCGGCGAAGCCGGCGCTTCAGTCGTGTTGTCGCCTACGGTGGATCCATAAAAATCTTGAGTTTCCACTGTGGTACAAGAAGTTCGAGGAACAGTTTTATATCCCGTAGCTGAAATTGGGTTTACGGAAATGACTCTTGCATAACCATACTGTACAATTTCTTGCGCCGACGCTGTAACTGCAAAACTTGCAATGATTGCACCAACAAGCATATTACGTTTTATGTGATTCCTTCCTGTCGGCTTGTAGATGAGTGCAGGCATCACGGAACGTCTTCGAGTCGACTTACCCCCCACGATCAAACACCCTATCCTGTAAAATTTATGCAGTAAAAAGTTCAC